ATTTTGCCAGTAAATTGTTGCCCTACTATGAGGTTCGCAAGATCAATAGCAGAACCATCGTAGCCCACAATATTGTCGGCTGTACTGGTTATGTAAACGGAATCGGTAGATACTGGTACCCCGCTGGGATCCCAGTTCCCGCTTTCATTCCAGTTGAGATTTGTCGTACCTGTCCACGTCTTAGTTGCCATTGTCTTTATCCTCGTATGGTATTAATTTATTCAATAATTCCTTGCGTTTCTCGCAGCCCCCGCAAGGCTTGACCTTGCCCCTGGTGATCTTGTTTATAATTTTCTTAACGGTATCACCGAAGCCCTTGCTCTTATGTTTTTTTATCCCCAGCATCTTTTTCGCTTTTTGGACGTTTGGCTTGTCTGTATTCTTTTCGCAAGCCAGCAAACATACGCCAAAACTCGGTCGCTCGTATTCATTGATAGCACAACACCCGCCACCTTTAACGCCACAATCCTGCCAATGTTCGCATTTGACCATCACGCTATTGATATTTGCATCTCGCCAGCGTAAGATTGGCAAGTTATTCTGCCATACCCACCAATACCCGAGGGAGTGGATGCATAAAATTCTGCATCACCGCAACACTGATGAGTTTCGCCTGTTGGACAAAATACATGACTACTATAATTATACATGTCGCTCATCTCATTCCAGCATAACGTAGATGAGCCATCACAACTATCATGATCAGAAGCCTTGTACGCATCTGCAAACGTATAATATGTTAGGCTGTCAGTTGCGTTGTATCCTGCTACATTAACACCTATTACAAAACCCTTGCATTTAGACGGGGTAATGTCGTCTGGTCCTGTACTACACGGAGCAAGGATTGAAGAGCAAAGGTTAGTTAATCCAGGAAGCCAGCCCGGCAATATGTACACTATAATACGCATCCCATCCCATGAAAACTCTCTAGGAACATCGCAATTTATACCAACACTGGTCATATAACTCCACGCGCTACCCGTATCTATTTCACCTCTAAATGAGCAAGAACCTGACGAGGACTCTGTTAACGTAACTTCGGTACTCACCCCCGGTACAGTGTAATTTTCACAAAAGCAAACAGTATCTCCGTCCACAATATGGCAGCATCGAGCAACACGCTCCACCGATGGCGTTGTGATTGTTGCAACTACTGTGGAAGGACAAACTGTATCGTATGTAGAACCTGTGCAAAAATTTGTGAACCAATAACATATGCAACTAGGACAGTCATAATCCTCAGAGCATGGTTCACCACAAGAACGTACTCGTCTGTAGCCACTCATGAACAACTTCCATCGTGAGCATTGCCCATCGAAAAGATGTATGTAACACTTCCCTCGTCATCCTTTACCTCAAACATAACGACCACAGTATCTATCTTATCCTCGGTGGCGGAAGCTAGTTGTCCTATTGCCATCGGTTCAAAGTTGTCTGGGTAATTGGTTGCGTCTACTACAACGCCCGGAGATACATCATCATCAGTATTCGCAGCTTCGCAGCCATTTAACGCGAAACCCGATTCAAAAGAACCAGATTTCCCGTCTTCCTTCGGTATAAACGAGGTGCCATCTGTAGCGTCTACGATTACCTGAGTCCAGGCGTACTTGTATCTATTATCTTCTCCTGCTATCTCTTCATTGTCTGTAATCTTCGCTAAGAAGGATATCGATTGTTTCCCCCCTCCAGGCTTTACTTGTCGCTCATCTCTGGGAAACGTACTTTCGTATGATCTGAGCATACGCATAATACGCTCCCAAAGTAGAGGCGTAAGTTTGCCTAAACCTGTCGAGATGTTTGGATATTCTGGCATTACATCGGGAGAAAGTCGAAACTGGTTGTCTCTGCAAAAGGCTGTACAAAATAGACCTCTACTGGTGGGGTGGCTGTCTCATCAACTACCGCGTTTCCGTCATTATCTCGTTCTGGAATTTGTCGAAGATGGTACCATTTATCCCATGCAAGGCTGTACTCGATTTCGTTTACACCGTCGCGCGTATGGTTAAGATTCGTGCCAGTAAACAGCACTGACCCCGCGTTAAATCCTTGCCAGGTTGATGCGTTGCGTTTGCCTACTCTACTAAGATATTGCCCACCCGTAAACATTCCGCTGGTTTTCTCTCGTAGTCTAATATCAGCCGTTGGTAAAGCCATTGATACAGGTAGACCACCAGAGGATTGATTCGTTCCCCCTATATCGTCAGTGATCGTTGGGGAGCTTACATCTTCCGGGATCGTTGGATTACTTCGCCAAATGTCTATAATGGTTAAGCCTACCGTCATGCTGTATCCCTGCAATCCTTCAGGTAGTGATTGATCACCCCCACCGCCCCCGCCAGGTATATCTGTAGGTTCATGAGCTTTATAGTTCCAAATAACAGTCCAGGCATTAGCCCGATCATCTGATACGGTTATGTTCCAATTATTCGCAAATAGTCCCGCCGAATCTGGATGTGGCGCGCCTAGTATTGGCATGCCTGACGCAAATATAATATCGTCGACCGTTAGGTTTAAGCCACCATCATCGTAGACAAAGAATGACCGACTCCCAGAACGTGAACCCTCCTCTGACTGCGTTATCTTTTTAGTTCCAGCTAGCTCAACTAATACAATGCTCACTGTAAAGCCCCCCCGCCATTTGTTGATACAGCTGCTAGTATTTCCTTGCTTGTTTGCAGATGTTTCTTTTCGACGTTAAGGGTATTTTCTAGTAGTCTGGTCTGTCCATCACCCTCAACCTTGAAACCCCCTATCGCTGTCTGAAGGCTCTCAACGGCACCCTTCATATCAGGGGAAACCATCTCTATTTGACCGGCTGCCCCTAAGTCAAAACCCTCACCCATCATATTTTCCCTGAGACTCTTAAAGAAACCGGGAACCTTGTCTAAATTCCACCCTTCCGATAGTGTTTTTAGAAGATCGTCAGCTGTCTCATCCGCTTGCGTTTGTAGACTGATTCCCATCTCCTTGAGCCAATCGGAAGCAGACCGATCGACCTTCGTATCAAGATCGCCCATAATACCGAACACGTGACCGAATGTTTTAGTAACTACGGACGCTGTTTTTAAGATGGACGCGATTGTATTTGCACCCATAGCATCTAAGCCCCTGCTAGCATTCTCGGCAAGCCATGACAGCACGCCACCCGTAACCGATGCTGTCTTTAACGTCAACGTAAAGAAGCCGTGCATTAATGTCTCTATTTTATTAACTACCCAGCTCGCACCACTTAATACTCCAGCCCAAACTTGTAGAACCGCCCATTTGTAGCTTTGCCATCCTATTGTTATGGCTCTGATTACGTCAAGAACAGCAGCCCCTAGATAGAAAAACGCTTTAACAACCCACTCTGCAACTTTACCCATACCACCCGCATTCTTTACAAATTCGATTATCTTGTTCGCTATCGTTGTAAGTATTGGAGCAAACTCTACCGCTAATTGGTTGCCCAATGATGACCATACTAGACCAATATCCGCCCATGCGTCGTTAGCCTTCTCTACCATTTGAGACTGTTTGTCCCCGATGACCACGCCAAGCTCCTCGAGTTTTTTAGACATCGCATCAACGCCAGCACTACCATCTTTCATGGTTACTATAAGCTCTTGACCAGCTCTGCCAAACATTTTATAAGCAAGTATCCCGGCTCTCTGTGAGTTTGTTACCCTGTTTATAGAATCCGCAATTACTCCAAACATCTTTTCTGGAGAGAGCTTTTCGAGGTCCTCGGCTTTAAGCCCAAGCTCCCGTATCGCATCGCTAGCCTCGCCTACTCCAAATACAAGAGTTTCGCCTACGCCCCTCGTCATCTTAGCGATCGCCTTATCCATCTTTTCGATAGATACCCCGCCAAGCGTAGCCATATGTCTCAATACCTGAATAGATTTAATACTTGAGCCGATGTTCTGCGCCAGCTTCGCCATCGTATCGACCGCTTTTAGACCCTTGACTGTAAACGCAATAATCGCAACCAACGCAACACCGCCAAGAATGGCAGCAAACTTGCCGACCTTCATTGCCAACCGCCCGAAGCCTTTAGCCATGCGCGTAATTGTGCTTCGCACCCCCATCATCTTTTTAGAGAATCCAGCTGTTCGTGCCTTCACGTTAATGAATAAACTACCGACTGTTGCCATGTTGCCCCGCTATTGTTTCAAGAATTGCTTTCATATCGTCTTGTGTTTGGTCTTGTTTCCCGTCTGCGTATGGCATAAAGTCAATGGGCTGGAAAGCCCGACCCTTGCCACTGTTCGCGTTTGCGATTGTGCATGCAATGATGCCAGCCTGTAAGTCATCACGTTGACAACCCCACGGGTCTAGTGCATAGTACGCCATCCACTCCGCAAGCTCGAGACTATCAATTCTGGCAAGCATTTCCCGGACAGTCATGCCCAAAGCAAGAGCAAGCCTGAAGTAAAATAGCCGTTCAGGTCGGCTCGTTAATTTCCCGTGATGATCTCTTGCGCGTCTGAATTTGAGAAGCCATTGAGTCGCTGAGCTACCGCAAATACGCGGTCCAGCGCAGCTGCCGATTTCTCACCCAGTGCCTTGACATCTGCATCTGTAAATAGACGTTTACCCTGATCGTCAACGATTGTTAGAACAGCAAAGCGCGCTCGAACATTGTCGAGATTTAGCTTGCCCTTCTTACCCTGCATCGACTGTTCGAATGAATCCCGTTGTGTGCCTGTAAGCGTAGAGACCCAAATTTCCCCATTCCACTCTGGCACCTGTACAAGTTCCCTGGGCAGATCGTCCGTTTTTAGTATCGCTTCTCTATTTAGCACTATGTGGCAACCGTAATCGCGCCAGATACTCGGATTGTTATAGATGCAGTGATTTTCTCGTCAATAGCAACCGACGCGCTAAAGCCAACGATTATGCCCTGGAACGCAAACGTCGAATAGCCATCATCGGGAAATGTGATTACACATGGCTTCTCGACTGGCGCGCCTGTTGCTGCTGCAGACCACGGATCCTCGAGGTCTGAATCAGCATTTGGGTCGTACATTATTTCGAGGGTCATCTCTCCAGAGTCAATCGTTCCCGCTAAGAATGTCCGATGAACAGACTCAATACCCGTCGTGTCAATTGTTGCTGTGGTTACGGAAGGTGTACTGATACTCAGTACATCTGCAACTGCTCCCCCGTCATACGAAAACGTCGTACCATTACTAAGTATAGCCATTGGATTAAATCCCCCTTATTGGTGCCATATTACAAAATCTAAAATAGTTCTAAAAAAACCGAAGTCACCGCCCGGCTCGTTTGTTTCGTCGATGTCTACTGCACTCTCGAGCCGTAGACTGTTGATTGTTTCGCCCTCGGTAGTTCCCGTGTAATTGATGAGCGCACTCTCTACCGCGTTGCGTAATGTCTTGGTATCGCCATAGGTCTTATCGAATACTTCTACAGATAGCCTGGTTCGTCTAATACCGCCCTGCGTTGCCAGTGCCTCGTTAGTTTCCTCGAATATGTTTTGGTATACGATGGCTGGTACAGCTGTGCCTTGTGGTCTACGCTGTGGAAAGACTCGAGACGATACTAAACCCGTAACCGTCCCGTCTGCTATTAGAATGGAGCGTACTGCTTTCTCGAGACTCATAACGTACCCGCCTTCATAATCTCCTCTTTAAGTACTCGCCGAAATTCATCGATTACGTTCTCTTTGTTTCTCTCAAATACTCGAGTCATAAATCTATTCGCGCTATTATTAGGTCCACCCCATTCGACGAGGTTAGCATGTGGCGCGCCCAATTTACCCCGTGACCTCGAGTACAGTCTCCCCTCAAAGATTCCGCTACCCCTCATAGAAACCTTCGTAGTGATTGATTTCTTTAGCCTTCCCGTTCTTACTGGTGCTGTTTCTTTAGCCTCTTTTTTTAGGCTGTTCAATGCTCTACGCATTGATTTCCTCGCAAGGTTACGCTGCACGTTCGCGGGTAATTTCTTGAGCCTACGCTCGAGTACCTTGTCCCCGGTTAATGTGACGCTCATGTTGTCACCTCTTTAGCCAGTATCTCGAGAAAGATGTTTCTCTCGTTCCAGTTTCTAACCGATTCAATTTGGAATACCCGGCTGTCGAAGATGATACGATTCTGTTCGCTTATTCCTGACCTGTATCTGACAAGGATGGAATGTGTCACTACTCCCGTTAACTCTGAAGCGATCGTTTCCTCGCGCCCTGAGATGGGAGAGATGCTAGCCCAGACACTTGCTAGAGTGGTCCAGGAGTCGCTGAGGTCTCCGTAATCATCGTAAGTAGTTCCGACGGTTTCGATGTCTACGCGATGCCTTAATCGCCCGGCTCTCATACCGCGCTGCCATCTTTCAGTGACCAGATTAGCGTTTGCAATGCCATCGGTACTTCATGCAATGCAATGGGTGCATTGGATTCTCTATTCTCGAACCAATTTGAGGCGAGTAACTTGATGGCTGTAAGAGCTGTATCTGGAACGTCGCTAGACGCATCACCATATCCAGAGATAAAGGTGATTACTACATCATCCGTATAGCCACGCGACGATGGATAGTCCTCATTATAAATAGGTCGAACCCGTCCGACATCGCTAGCGGTATCTACTGTGTAAAGACTGCTGGACCACGTTTGCGTATCGCCAGCATTGTCGACGTAGGTAATACTACTCACGCTTTGCAATGGCGATATTGGAAGCACTAAATCACCAGTAGGGAAGTCTGTGATCGTGTACTGCCAGGTAGCTGTAATCATCTGCCGGCTCGTACTCATCTCGACATACGCCCTTGACGCTGATGCTAAATTCCCGATGAGTGCATCCTCGTCTGAGCCGTCTACACGCATCCAGTCTTTTT